TTATCAATAATAGCATAACCACCTGTATTCAGGTTATTAATACTAGCAACACTAATGATTGTAGCAGTGTCTGTTGTAATATCAGCAGTCAAACTAGTAGCACCAGCATTTTGATAACGAATAACAGTATTCAAACCTTCGTGAACAGCAGCAGTAGAACCTAATAGTGCTCTAGTTACTGTTAATTCACCCGTTCCTGTTGGAGGTAGATAAGAAGAGTTAGAGATAACATATGTAAATGCATCTGCTCCAGCATTACCAGCACCAGGAACAAATTCAATTGAACCACCAACATTTGGTGCTGCAGTCATACCACCCAAAATTAGAGTAAATCCATTTTGACCTTTCTCTGCATCAGTATTATTAACCAATGTTGCAGTACAACCTGAACTAGTACCTGTGATAACTTCATTCTGTGCGAATGTTCCTTTCAATGGACGGAACAAAACCTTATCAGCACTAGGCTGATGACTCAATACTTCTCCAATAGCACCTGAAGTACCACCTGTAATTTGTTCGGCAGTATCAAACTGTGAAGCAGGAAGAGTAGATAGAGTAGTTGCAACGTAATTTAATTCTAAACCATCGATCCAACCATCAATTGTTGTTTCTGTCTGGTTATACCCAGCAGCAACAATACCGTATGTACCCCAAGAACTGTTACCAGCAAGAGAACGAATCTGACCACCATTAGTTGCACAGTAAGAAATATGTGCATAATAAGTGAAGCAAGAAACAATTTCTGCATAACTGTTGCCAGTAACCCAGAATCCTACACCACCACCACTATGGATCTGTGAGAAGGAGTCAAACAACATTGTCTTGTTGGATGGTTCGGGGTCACTATTATACTTATCGTGAACACTACCATCAACAATTGCTCCAACTCCAGCAACAGAGAAGCAGGAACACTGTGAAATGTATGGGGATTTAATTGCTTTTGAATTAGGATTAAGACGTAAGAATACACCTTTAATTGTAGCAGTATCCAAATCTTTAGGATCAGAACCTGATGGTACAAAACCATCCATTCCATCAAGTACAAGGTCCTTCATCATGGTCTTGTTACTCATGTAGAACATTGTAGAATGTTCGTTATTAATAACAGTTTGACCAGTAATACTAATACCATTAGCAGTACTATCATCAAATGTATCATCAGTAGTCCAGTTACCACCAACTGTTGGCTTAATAACTAGAACAGTACCGCCTGATTGATCATCAAGAATTATAGCTTCTTTGTTTGCTATACCGACATTAACAGTAAATTGATCATCACCACTTAAATTAACTGCAAGAGCAGTATTATGAGCAGGGTCTGTTGCTCGTGGATAAGCATGTGTAGAACCATGTCCATCTCTGGCACATGTAAATGTAATAGAACCTGCAGTAATAGTAATTGTGTCAGAAACAGTTAAACCATGTCCAACACTAGTTATTGTCAATACACCAGTATCAGGATCATAGGCAACATCAGAAGCATCTTTTGTACCACCACCAGTTACGTTAATACAAGCAGAAGCAGCAGATACAAATGTATGAGCTCCCTGTGTACCATTAGTAATAGTTTCTCCACGAACACGTTCAGAAGCAGCAGGAACCTGCGATAAAGTAATACTTTGTGTGGAACTAGCATTGCCTGTATCAGGCTTAACCATGCTGGTTCTCATGTTATCACCAATAATCGAAACATAATCAGGAACGATTATTGGTAGAGTTTCTAGATAAGTACCTGCTTTAACATAAAGTGTTGCAGGACCTGTTATATTATCACAAGCATATCTAACAGTTGCAAATGCTTGTGTTATATTTTCACCGTTATTGTTATCACTACCATCAGGTGTTACGTAATAAACTTTCTGTGTGACAGAATTCTTCTTCCATGCAGGAAATCCACCTTCAACAGTAAGAACATTACCTGTGTCTCCAATAGGCAATCTAGAAGAACCAGAACCACCAACATAAAGAACATCACCACTAGTTGTCAGAACATTTGATTGAGCACCTTGTGCTAGTGCATTCCAGTAAGTACCAGTTGCATCTGTTTCAGGTGGGTTATTTGATGAAGCAGATACACAAATATAGGAGTTACTGTTTCTTGCAACTGCATCTCCAGGGTTGTAGTCTGTTGATTGATCCCATGTTCCTCTCCACGTGAAACCTCCAACAACGAAATCCCAGTTGTTATTAGTGGCAGCAGGAAGTGAATTATTATTTGTAGATTTAGCAACGTAAGAATTACCACCAAGTAATACAACGTCACCAGGCTTATAGGTAGTACCAGAATCCCAGTTACCAACAACTTTAAATCCAGTTGTTAGAATTTCCCAGTTAACATCAATACTAGTATTAGGTGCAACAGCAGTGTTAGTTGTTTTAGAAACGTATGTATAACCACCGTAAACAACAATATCACCTTGCTGATATTCAGTTCCATTATCCCAAGAATCTTCAAACTTCAGACCTTGAATATAGGAAACAAAATTAGAACTATTAAATGCTCCACTAGAAGTATGGGCAGTAGTAACTCTATACTGATCGTTACCATACTTAACTACATCATTAAGTCTATAGAATTGAGTTGTAGCCCAATCACCACGATTGTACAAACCTTCTGTATGTACTTGCCATTTAGCGCCATCGGTAGTATACCAATCAGCTTCTGACGATACGGACGTGTGGTTTGAAATACAAACATATGTATTGGCACCGAACTTAACTATGTCATCGATGACATATGCAGTGGCGGCTGTCCAGTCGCCCCTCCAATTAAACTTAAGTCTGCCTAATCTGAAATCTGCCATGTTTATGTTACCTAATTATTTGGGTCCTTCGGTGTTATAATCATAATTTGAATTAAATCGTATGCAAAGGTAGCCATCACTGTCAATATAATACATTACTTTACGGCTATCAAATCTGTACTGTTGGTACTTATCTTGCGGATGATTCTTGTAAGATTTCTCTTCCGTAGTCTCATCAACGTAATCATAGATACCAGTAGCAATATCTAGATATGGGGTTCCATCTAAACGATAGAAATCTACAACTTCATCATCAATACTTCTGATTTTAGTATACTGAAGCATACCATCATCATCTCGACGTAACGCATGAATAGTGAAATCGTTTCCGAGTTGGTAGTTATTGGGAGATCCCCCACCACCACCACTATTTGCTCTATAGCTTTCGCTGATGAACATACTCATACGATTACCCTCCAGTAGGTGCCGTCCCAAATTAGTTGTACTCTAGCTCCTTTCAAATCAAATATCAAAGGGGAAGAGACTACTTCAAATGTATTTTGAAACTCTCTTCCGTCAGGATCTACAATTGTAACATTATTTATATCCCAGGTGAAATTGATATCTATGAACTCAATAACATCACCAGACTTTGGTACTAACTTATTATTATAAAGAGGCAAAGTTAGTGTTAATGGTCCACTAGATGAATCAACGAGATACCTTAAACTAGTACCAAGAACTTGACTAGAATTTATTAATTCCCATCTTGCTCGGAAGACATCAAAACCGCCAGTAGTAGTTCCGTCATGAATGACGGCCATATTTTTATCGGTATCAACTGTAATTTCTCCAGCAGCTCCAGCAAAAAGAGCATGTTCTGGAGTAGTACCTCGTCTAAATTGTACCTGGGTTGTCATTAATAAACCTTACTAGGATACCAGCTTTATTTATAAATTTTATACAATCCATCCATATGTTCTAGCAGGTGCTGCATAAACAAATTCGATATCAGAAGTACCCTTAACAAAGATATCACCTGTACCTCTAAATACTCCGAACGGTGGGTTGGTAATAGCAACACCAGTAATAAGAACTTCAATTTGACCGAGATATGCTCTCGTGCGAACGATATGTCCACGTCCATTGAAGGAGAAAAGCATGTTCTCTTCGTCTGGACTGAATGTAACTGCTTCTGCAGATCCACTGAAAGTAGAGATGGAACCTGAACCTTCTTCAACACTAACAGTTCTCTCGTCTCCATCACCATTAGTTGTAATATCAACTTCTGCTTCGTATGTTGCTCTAACAAAGGATTCACCAGCAGATCCATAAAGAGTACAAAGTTCATCATCAACAGTGTAATGTTTGGTAACTTTGTTGTGTGATCTTCCAAGAATATCGAAGAGGGTTGTGATATCCTCTGGATTGTAAGTAAAGGATTCTGCTGCTCCCGAAAGTGTGGAAATGTTTCCAAATCCAACATGGGATAGTGTAATGACAATTCTTGCTTCGCCTGTAACAAATAGCGTATTGACCTGAATTCCAGGTGCGAACGATGTAGATTCTGCAGCACCAGCAAGACCATAAAGTATTCCAGATCCAGTTGTAACATCTGTGTTGGAAGCATGGGCATCACCAGCAAGAGTGATAAGACCAGAACCTTCCCAAGCATATGTAAATCTAACATCACCATTACCAAAGTCGAAGAGGACACCAGATCCAGACTCACTGATTGCGACTTTCTCTTCAATAAATCCATCAATCTTGAATAGACCAGCACCTTTAGGAGCATATGTGACGTTAGCACCTGCAGTACCCCATTCCCAGAGACTACCATAACCAATTTCTCTAACTGCAACTTTCTCACTAATCCTGCTGCCTTTGAATTCAAACAGGGTTGTTTGATCAGGAGGATTAACTGTGATAGATTCAGCAGCACCAGAAAGAGTGGATATAGATCCAGAACCAATGTATACCTTGGTTTGAGATGCATGAGCATCACCATATAGATCAATAACACCTTCACCTCTCCAATGAGGGATGAATATAACAGGGAAAGCAGCACCAAATATAGTAGATTCAATTCTCTTGACTTCAGATTTGGTTGTCCTGTAAACACCAATTCCTTTGATATCAAATAGAGTTGTGACATCCTCTGGATTGTAAGTGAAGGATTCTGCAGCACCAGATAGAGTAGAAATTCTACCAATACCAACAATATCACGTACAACACTAATACCGCCGTCACCAGATACAGGTATAACACCATATCCTGGATACTTGGGTATAAAGAATACAGGTTCAGCAGTAGAACCAATCTGCAGTTCAATTCTCTTGACTTCAGACTTGGTAGTCCTGTTATCAGATCTACCAGCAATATCGAAGAGAGTTGTAAGATCTTCTGGGTTAAACGTAACAGATTCTGCTGCACCTGATAGTGTAGAGATTCTACCAGTACCAACATAATTCTCGGTATGTTTCTCAATACCAATACCACTAATACTGAATAGACCTTCTGCAAATTCTGCAATAGATGCAGAGAAGGAAGCACCAGAGAAGTTATAAAGAACTCCAGATCCAATCTCACGTACAGTTGTTTTCTCTGAATGTCTTGTTCCAACAAAGAGAAGGTCTGCTTGTATAGCAGGAACCTTGACAGTGATAGACTCTCCACCGATTCCATTGGAGAATATGTAACCGTCTCCTGTGTATACCTCTGTGTGAGATTCTAGACCCTGACCATAAATTGGTAATGTACCAGAACCATTCCAGTTGGGTATGTATATCTCTGATCCAGTTCCAGCAAATAGTATATGAGTACCATCTTCTGGAGGATTGAATACAACTCTCTCGACTGCTGTACCACTGAAGAGGATATGTGCCTCTCGCATTGGTGGTAGTTTGATGGTTCTTGCTTCTCCACCAAATCCACTGGAGAATATGTAACCGTCTCCTGTAGTAACATCTGTATTGGAAGTATGAGCAATACCTGTTGTACTGATAACTCCTGATCCAGACTCGGCAAATACCAAAGTTGGTGGTTTTGGAAGACCGCCATAGATAGAAAGTTCTCCATCTCCTGGTATTGGAGAGAATACAACTCTCTGACCACCATATCCAAGAATATCGAATAGTGTTGTAAGATCTTCTGGATTGTAGGTGACTGCTTCTGCTGCACCTGATAGAGTGGAAATATTTCCAGTACCAATGTACAGAGGAGCAATACTTTCTGTAACAATACCAGATAGTGTAACAACACCCTGTGAGAATTCTGCAATCGCAACTGTCTCGACACCTGCTCCAGATAGAGTAATAACTCCACCCTTGCTGATTTCCTTGGCAGTTGTTTTCTCTGAAATTCTTCTGCCCAAGAAGGAGAAGAGCATTTGCTCTTCGTCTGGACTGAACGCAACAGCTTCGGCAGCACCAGATAGTGTTGATATAACACCAAAACCATGAATATATGCTGTTCTCTTCTCTGTGACTTGACCAGAAAGTTTGACAGTTCCTTCTGGTACAGTAGCAACCAATGTAGATTCGACAAGACCACCAACTCCATAAAGTCTGCCAGATCCAATGTATGGAGCATATGACCGAGACTCGGAAGCAATGCCAGAAAATTCTCCTGCAGATCCACTACCAAATGTACGTAGACTGAAGTTGTATTTGACGTAATCGCCAACACCAATATAAATGTAACCCGATCCAGAATGTGATGGTGGGAAGCGAACTTCAACCCAACCATCCACTTGAATGTCTGCCCTTCTGCTTGATGTATAATCGAAGGTTGCAACGTGAGCGAAACCAAATGGTGTATAAGCTTCGCCACCAATCTTGAATGCACCAAATGGGTAAATGGTGGATGATGAGAATGGATCGATAATCCACTGATAATCTTCCGTTGCATCTGCTGGACTGATAGGACCAGGCAATCCAGATACAGTTTGAGGTATCTCAATATGACCGTAATCTAGATAAGCACCTGTTGTTTCTGTGTATACAAGATCTGATATGAATTCATCTTTAATGGTTTCGATAACCACATTTGCATGAGCTTGTATAACCCAAGAATCAACAACAGGTGATCCAACTTCACCGTAATCTCTTCCGATGAACCAGTCAACAGAGGACTCACCGTAACTGTATACACGTCTCTCATCAAAGGTAGATAGATCGAATAGAATACCACTACCATTGTAATGAGGACCATATTTCTCTGTTGCAATACCAGTAACTGGTAAAGTTCCAAAGGAATTCCAATTTGGAGTGAAGCTGTATCCAGCATCACCATATAATTGAAGATCAACTGATGGTTGACGTGCATTGAACAGAACACTATCTGCTGCACCACTGAATGTTGAGAAGAAACCTTTTCCTTCCCAAGCATATGATCTAGCAAATGCACTGTATGCAAGATTGTATAGAACACCACTACCTGTATGTCTCTTGACAACAGATTCATCACCTTCACCATGTACTTCAACATTAACGAAACCAATCCATCTAGGTTTGGTTCTACCAAAACCATGAGACCATATTTTAATGCCAGGTGATCCATCTTCTCTTCTACCATCACTAATATGAGCAAGACTGAAGTTAGTCTTGGCAGCACCACGAATTTCGACATCTCCCATCGCATAACGGGTGACACCTTGCCAAATATACTCCCAATCTTCCCGTACAGTCTCTGGAGCATCCTCCCCATCAATGAGGATACTCTTGTAATCTAGATACTGACCTGTAGTTGTTGTGTATACAAGATCAATAATCCTATCATTCGCTAGACTTTGTATAGTCTCATTGGCATGGGCTTGTATGACCCACGAATCAACAACAGGACTGGATACAGAACCAAAATCTCTCTTCTCGAATATAGCATGAGATAGTGGATTGTAATCGTAAACAATATTCTCTCGACCACCAACAAAATTGAATAGAGTTCCAGATCCATATTCATGGGCAGTACTCCTAACAATATGAGATCCTGTCCATAATATTGTTCCTTGAGAATTCCAGTTAGGAATAAAGTTCTCGTGTCCATGACCACTAACATTAAACAGAAGTTGCCTTTCTGCTGGTCTGAAGGTAGTAGAATCTGCAGCACCAGAGAAGGTAGAAATAGATCCCGTTCCTTCATGTGCATAAGTTCTTCTAGAATCACCATTGCTGATAGTAAATAGATGACCACTACCAGGAGCAAGTAGACTGAAGTTGGTCTTCGCAACACCACGAACCTTAACTTGAACAAAAGCAATCCATCTAGGTTTGGTTCTTCCTCTGCCTTCACCATATACTCTAACAGTACCAGAACCGTTCCAGTTAGGTACAAAGTTATCTTTAGCAGCACCACCGATACTGTAAAGACCCATAGCATATCTGGTCTGCCCTTGCCAGATATACTCCCAATCCTCACGTACAGTTTCTGGAGTATCCTCTCCATCTGTCAATAATGTTCCAAGATCTAGATACTGACCAGATGTAGTACTGTATACTAAATCAATAATCCTGTCATTAGCAAGACTTTGGATTGTTAAATTAGCATGGGATTGAATAACCCAAGAATCAATAACTGGTGAAGCAACTGATCCATAATCACGTTTCTCAAATATAGCATGAGAAGCATCATCGTAATTAAATAACCTCTGCTCACCTGCAGATGAAAGTGTTGGTAAATTACCAGATCCAACATATAGTGATGCTACTCTTTCTGTAGCGTAACCACTTATTGGTAGTGTACCCTGTGATACCCAATTAGGAGTGAATGTAATATCACCTATGCCATGAACAGAGAATAATAGCTGTTTATCTTCTAGATTAAATGCAACTGCTTCAGCAGCTCCAGAGAATTTCTTGAGTGTTCCAGTTCCTAATTGATGTTTGAGGGTACGAGTCGTAGTAAGACTACGGAAGGGTAAAACCCCATCCGTAGCAATACTAGGTACATAGAAGGTGTCTGCGACACCGTACATGGACATTTCGCCATACCCGTGGTATGGAGCATCTAACCTATAGTAAGTATATCCACGAATTAGGGTGTGTCCGACACCAACATAATCTTTATGAACATTCCAAGTAGATAGACTAATAAGTCTATGAGTACCGAATGAGAACACATCAGAAGATGTAGTAATGAGACCCCAATCGTCTTGCGTTACTGCCTGTATTTCATTTATAGATCCATAATCAATGTAATTACCTGTTGAACCACCAGAATATACAAGATCAACGATCCTGTCATTTGCTACACTCTGAATAGTTACGTTTGCGTGATTGGCAATAACCCACGAATCAATTGTGGGATTACTTACTAATCCATTATCTATATAATAAAAAGGGTCACCAACACTGGGATTGTAGCTATAGGAAAGGATCCCAATTAAATCTTCAGATCTAACTGGGAATAATCTACCTGTACCAGCGTATGTAAACGCCATAAACTACAATCTTCGTGATAAAGAAAAAAAGGGGAACTGCATATGCAATTCCCCCCATGATGTAGATATCAATTTGAACAAATCAGTCGAGGCTGACGTTCAGTGTTACTTTAATTTGGTCACCTGCGTTTTGAATAGCATAAGGACCATTTGTAAATCGTTCAGCGAAGAATATCGCACTATAAAGTGTCAACGATCCAGTTCCATCTAGAGCTGGAGTTGTGGTGAATGTATTAGCATCAGGTGTCTCAAATACTGTATATGTACTAGCAGTAGTTGAAGCATTACCAGTACCCTGTGCAATAAAGATTGTATCTCCTACATTCAAAGCATGAGCAGTAGCAGTAACTTCACTGAAGTCAAATAGAACTGTACCGTTGTTAGCGTTATCAGAAATTGTTTCAATAACAGCATTGTTCAAGTGAACAAGAACAGTACCATCTAATTCAGCAGTTTCGTAATCAATACCTGTAATTTCTGTAGCAGCATCAATACCATTAGGAGTTGCAGTCTGTGATACTGTCATTCCTAGAGTTAGATTTTCAGCAACGTTAAGTGTGAAAGTAAGATCATTACCTACAGCACCAGAAAGTGCTTGATCTAGATAAACTGTTGTACCTGCAATACCTGCAACACGAGTACCAGCAGGAACACCTGTACCTGTTACACGCTGATTAACAGCAATAGTTGCTGTATCTGTTGCAGTAACTTCAAATTGACCAGCAGTACCAGTACAAGCAGTTACCTTTGTAACAGCAGCAAGACGAAGATAGAAATCTCCAATATTACCACGAACACTTGTTTTACTGATTTGTGTTCCAGCAGCAGCAGTACCAGCGTCTAGTACACCATGAATTGTGGTAGGCATGTTGTTAGCACGAACCAGCATGTAGCCATATACATCACCAGCTTGACCACTAAACTCAAATGTTTGCTCTGGATAAGAAG